TATGTCTATGATATTATCGCCATCCTGTACCCACCAATGTTGTTGTGCAATTTTACAAGGCGCAGCGAAAGCTTTCAAATTTGCATCCTTAAAGAAGTAATACAATGCCTGTGTTGCATGATAACAGTGACCGAACAAAGGATTACCCATGTTCTCATCTCTATATCGTGGTGGACAAAATTTCATTTCTAAATTATCAACAATCAATTTAGAAACCATATCCAAATCATCAGGATATTTGTATTGTTCATAATCAAGAATCCATTCAGCCCAGACACGATAATTGCCACTAGAAATCTTTATATACTTTTTATGTTCAACAGATGATGTNAATGTCATCCAAAAAAATCCTCTAATGACCCCTGACTTCCAAATGATCCATCGATAGCCCAATGAATTTTATCTGTGATAAACCTAAGAGGTTCGATGAAAGACTTCTCGAATTGTGTATTGTAGTCTATCATTCTATGCAAGTCAAGTTCCTTTGGCATAAAAGATATAAACGAAAATGCACTAGACTGATATGCATTTGGTTCTATCAAATGAATAAATTTTATCTTATCCCCTTCCTGTATGTAAGGGTACTTATTTGATAGGTTGTTCTTTGCAACCAAATGGTTATAAAGTATACTTCCTTTGCAGTGAATGGGGGCTCGAGATTTGAAGAAACCATACTCTACTTTCTTTCCACTCGAAAGATCATAAGTGCTTTGTGTGTTGTCTGTATATTTCTGGACACCGTTTACTGATCTTGGGTATGCAATATCCTCTGGTGGTAATGACATAAATTCTTCACGAAAATCCTGTATAAAAGTATTCAACTCTTTCTCAGTTCCACCCATAATAATCTTGAGCGCTTCCTTCAACTTCTCTCGACATGGTGCAGGGGTGCTCGACTTTACCGCCTCAATCCCCATAATCTTGAGTTTGGGTTCTGAATATTCAACACCTTCCATATTATATACATTAAGAATGTATCGTTTCTTCGCAGTCCACACAACCGTGTCAGCGATGGCTTCACGACCCATCTCCATCTTTTGTTCATATGCGTTAGTTACTTCAGAAAGAGCTTGATAAGACTTGCCAATAAATGGTTCCAACTTCTCTTTTGCAACACGATCCAAGAATTTGATAATAGGTTTAGTTTCCTTTCTCTCTCCAAACACTTTATCAACCAATCTGTCAAAAGTGATATAAACTGAATCGGTATCAGAGGCAATAATGTAGTCTTCATTATGGGTTCCAAGAATTTTGTTAAGATATATGTTAAGGCTTTTTTCAATCCACCTAATAGATAGTTGACCAGAAGTAGTGATTGCTGTAGCAACCATAAGATCGAAATAGCGAAACCAATTGTTACCAATTGCACCATAAGCACTGTTGAGAGAAATCTTCTTCGCCATCTGGATGTTGTTGTATCTTGAGATGTCCTTGAGGTATTTCTTATCCTTAGTGTATTCATACGACTGCTGAGCGTCGAGCATAAGTTTTTTATATTTGACACGATCATTATACATACCCTCCATTAGTTCCGGCAGAAACCCCCGTTTGTCCTTGCGAAAGAAGGCACCATTCGGGGTCATGCAATATTCTGTACTATTTACCATTACACCATCCAGAATTTTGTCAACCCATCCTTCAGCTGGTTTACCACCACCATTTACCAATGTCTCTGGTGAAATATTATATTGCATGATTAAATGTGGGTATAGAGAGTTCAAGTCAAATGACATAACCCATTTATGCATACCTACCTGTGGGTCTTTTACATACGCACCTTCAAACTTTTCAACCTTCTTATGATCTCTTTTTTGTGGAATTACAAGGTTCTTTTCACGCAAATGGTTGTATATAACGATATCCCAATAGCGCACAGTACCAAGAACATCTGTAAAGTTGACCTTACCTTCATATGCCATCGTCAAACATAGTTCGATTAACTTCATCTTGTCTTCTAGCTTGTCAACTAGTTCCACATCATTGATATTGTATTCGATAAATGACTGATAGTCTTTTGTATACCATTCACGAAATGTATCATAAGGATTACCGTCCTTTTGATCACCAAGTTCTACCTTAGCAATATGATCAAGAGTATATCGTTCTTGACTTGTATATGTAAACTTACGATATAAATCAAAGTAGTCAAGTGCAGCAATGCCATCCAGTGTATATACCTGATGTTGACGGCCCATCTGATATACTTCACGAGCAAATACATTCTTCCAAGGTGACAGACGTTTGACTTCATCCTCATCAAATACATTCTTGATACGATTACAAATGTAAGGAATATCAAAGAACTCAGTATTCCACCCTGTAATAATATCAGGAGTATGTTTCTCCCAAAATGAAAGAAACTCTTTGATCAAATGCACTTCGCTTTCGCATTGTATATAAGTTACATCATCACGGCTGTTTTCAAATTCATGCAATCCCCAAACGACAATACGTTTAGACTGATGGTTCTTGATAGTGATAGACAAAAGAGGTTCTGCTGCATCTTCTGGTTTTGGAAAACCATTTTCACATTCTACCTCAATGTCAATCGTCACCATCAGGATTTTATCTAAGTCCCATTCAACTCTTTCTGGATATTCATCAGCAATCCAGCAGTAAGGGTATTGTGTATTACCAAAGACAATATCAGATTGACTTGATCTAGTTTCAATCCAAGCCTTTGCATCTTTAATACAATCAAATTTGTGGGGTAAAACGGAACGACCATCCAGAGTTTTATAACCAGTTTCCTCTCTGGTCTTTACTAGATCAAAAAGAGTTGGCTCGTATCGAACTCGGCGATTACTACGAATACCATTTTTGACTTCACGAATTAAAAGGTTGTTTCCGTATTGTAGAACATTAGTGTAAAATTGCATTATGTAGTTATATCACACATAAGTAAAAAAGTCAATCCTTTTTCTTTCCAATATTGTATTTTGTTTCCAAAGTCCATTCTTCTTTTTCTCTAAAGGATAGAACTTTAATTTGACTCAAAGGAGCAGCTGGTTCTGCACTACCTAGTACATCAATTAAGCCCCAATCTTTTAGCAAACCAGCAATGGTATTACGTCTTGCTATATCATTCTCTGTGAGATTAGTTTTCTTTCCGTCAAGCGCAAAAAGTTCTTTGAAGTGGACAATATAGTATCGTCCCTGCTTGTGCAATATATGACAGGATTGATATAGTTTTCTTTCTTTTCGGGATGCAACGCCAATGCGAGATAATGTCTCTCGCACTTTAAGGAAATCATCAGGTTCTTTCAGAGATACTTCAAGCATCTGCTCCTGTGTCCAACTAACTTCTTCCATTTCTTCCACCTTTATTTAACTTTTGTTTTATAGCGGAAAATCTGTTCATCAGATAGTATATCAAGAGCGATCTTTGCTTTTTCATTATTATACCCATAATACTCTTTAACATACTCTAGATTTTTTAATTTCTTCGCCTTCATCCAAGGAGTGTATCGTTTCCTTTTCCGTAGACTATTTAGTAAAAAGTCAAATTGAAGTTTCTTGTCAAGATGATGTAGTTGATTGATCTCATTTACCAACATAAGGGTATCTTGGAAGGGAGCTACGCACTTATTTACAATAAACGGAGGATATTTCTTTTCCCATTGCTCATCATCGCCATCCAAAAGAGGTTCTTTTGTATAATTTATTGCGTTAAGATAGTCTTTCAATTCATACATGACANTTAAAAACCACGTTTGTTCTTAAATCGTANCACTCTCTGGATATAGACATAGCTTTATGTGGGTAATCTGCATCAAAAATAACCAACCTGTTTCCAACATAATCTACCAGCTTATCTTTAATCAATGTCCCACCACCCCACTCTGGTTTCCAATCCAGTATGGGATAATATATCATGGTAAACTGACCATCATCGACATGAAGATGTGGTTCTATACCAAACGTGTGAGCATTGCAATAAATCCTTTCATAATCAAGGTGCTGATACATGGGTAATGTATTATCAAAACTTTCTAATTTTCTCTTTGCAGCCTTAAAAATATAATGAGCCCAATCATATCCAGCAGCCACACACTCTCCCTCATTGTGACCGCACAGAACGTGCCAGTGTTTATTTGGTTTGCTTGGTTCAGAGCTGTAATAGTAGTTCCATGATAATTTTCTAACTGCATCATCAACTAATATTGCGTTATGTAATTCTAAAACATCGTCAAGAACTTCAATCATTTAAACTTCGCCCTCGCCATGATCTCCGTGAGACAAGCGAGCATATTGATTTCTTGATCCGCAACAAATGCCGCTTTGTATTGATACTCACCCAATATAATAACCACATGGGGAATACTAGAACCATCAACATAATCATACAAACTGTTATAAATGCGACGTAGCAAACGAGTAGGATCATTGTCGAGGTTTTCCACAACCCACTTACGAACATTGGTAAACTCCTTATTTTTCATGGAGTACATGAGCTCTCGTATATTTACCTCTGATATATTTACCAGTATTCCAGCATCGATACTACCAGAAGATGAATATCTTTGGAGCTCATTTAGAACTCTTCTCCAATCAGGAAAGTGTTTATTGATAACTTCGGCAACAACTCTCTCATCATATTTAACAGAATTTTGTTCCAGTATACTTTCAACACGCTTCAAAAAGTTTGTTGCAAGTTTAGGTTTCTGTGATTTGGGTATAACAAAATCTACCGTACTACAACGAGAGTGTAGCGGTTCAATCAACCTGTTCTTGTAATTGCATGTAAGAATAAATCCACAGTTCTTATGAAACTCTTCCATGAACCCACGTAGGGCTGGTTGAGTAGACTGTGGATTTAGATAGTCTGCTTCATCCAGAATGATGTACTTACGTCCACCATGCAGAGACACAGTAGACGCAAAGTTTTTGATCTTGGTTCGCAGTACATCAATACCAGACTCTTCGGAGCCATTGATCATCATATAGGTTGAACCAAGTTCACTCAGAACTGCTTTGGCAATTGTTGTCTTACCAATGCCGGGCCCACCCGACAGTATTAGATTTGGGACATACCCTTGTTCTACAAACTCAGAAAAAGTTTCCTGTAATTCTTTTGGCAGAACACACGACTGCACATCCACTGGGCGGTATTCTTCCACCCACAAAAAGTTTTCCATAATATAAATTCCTCAAATTAAGCATCGTAAGATGATTCTGGTTCCAAAGCAATCCAATACTGGATACTGTTTTTTCCATTCACAAAATGACTGATACTCTTTGAGGATACTTCAACATCATATTCACCAGACATAAGTTTTAGATTTTCAACCTTGAACCAAAACTTATATGGAACGTCTTTACCATCAGCATTAGTAACATCAATACCAACTCCATAATCATTTGCAGTAGAGTTTTTCTTATCAGTTACCTTTAGAATAGCTTTACCGACTGACATTGATTCTAGAACCATGTCTGGAGCACCAATCACCGCAGCTGCTTTTTGTACATCTGATAGAATAGTGTTAGCAAATGAAAATCTGATCTCACACTCCGGCATAGAAATATCCTTTGTCGGAGTAGTTACAACTGATGGATCAGAATACCAATAGTTCAAAAATTTACCAGAAGAATTTTCTTCTGTAATATTTACAAAATCATCTTTGAATTCCAAATCTGGTTTTTCAAAAAGAGATAGTGCAGCAAGGAATTCATTCAAATCATAGATAGCAAAGTCTTGAGGAAAACTTTCTTTCACATCTGCTTTCGCAACTATATTTTTCATAGCAGACATTGTGCTAATTTCATTGCCTGCCTTTATCACAAGGTTCTGATTAATTGAAGAAAAGTTCTTCAATACAGCAACCGTATCATTACTAAGTCTCATTCTTTAACTTCTCCTTAACTTCTTCTACTCTTCGTTCCAGAACATTAATGGTAGTATTGTAATGCCCTGTTCCATGGCCTGTCACTCTAGTTCTCAGAATACCAATCTCTTCAACTAGAAATTCCAATCTGTCAATTTCATTCATCATTTACTTTCAAGTTCTTTAATGTATAGGGCAATAATACCATAGTGAATTACTTTTAGCAAGTCACTTCTGTTCTTTCCACCCTTCTTTCCATATCGTTGT